GCAGCATCATCTCTCGTCTATAATGTAAGCGCAATCAGCGCACCAAGTATTCTCAACGCTGCATCGGGAGACCTTTTAAGCTGCGAGATGTCCGTATCAATCCTTACGAGTTGGAGTTAACATGTCCGAGTGGGAAAAAGAAAACGAAGCCTTCCTGATCAAGATCGGGCAGGTAGCACCAGCAGTATCAAAGCCAGCAACTACTAAGAAGGACGAGGAATAATCTCATGGCTGTATTTCTAAATAACAATGTAGGTGTGAAGATTAACACTGTCGATCTTTCAGACCATGTAACAGCAGTAACAATCAACCGCGTATTCGATGAGCTAGAAGTAACGGCTATGGGAGATAACTCTCATAAGTTCGTTAAGGGTCTAGAGTCATCAACTGTGACAATCGACTTCCTGAATGACACAGCATCAGCAAATGTATTGGCAACACTACAAGCTGCATGGGGTACAACTGTAACCGCAGTATTTCTACAAACAAAGGGAACAATAGTCTCAGCGACTAACCCTCTGTACACAGTCTCATTGCTAGTCAATAACACAACAGACATCAATGGTGCTGTTGGCGATATTGGCACACAGTCGATTACATTTACTGCTAACTCAACAGTTGCAGTAGCCACAACAGGCACATTCTAAACAAACTATAAAGGGGCAAACTCATGGCAAAACTAAAGATCGTTCGTAATGATGGAAGTGTGCTAGAAGGCGAAATCACACCAGCTGTGGAATTCGCATTCGAATCACACCATAAAAAAGGGTTCCATAAAGCATTTCGTGATGACGAGATGCAGAGCATGGTCTATTGGCTTGCTTGGGAAGTAACACGCAGGTCAGGTGAAACTGTTAAGCCTTTCGGGATTGACTTCATAGAAACGCTCAAGAGCGTAACTGTGGAGGACTCAGACCCTTTAGCTTAAAGCGCGATCTTCCGTTCACCTACCTAATTGCTAGGCTAAGCATTAGGTTAGGGATCGCGCCACAGCAATTATTAGAGCTAGATCGAGACATGCTCAATGCATTGTTTCAAGGTCTTACAGACGAAGCGAAGGAGTCAGCAGATGCCCACAGAAGTAAAAGGCGGCGTTGAACTTCGTAAAGCCCTAAGAAACTTTACTCCTGATCTTGCTAAAGAAACTCAAAAAGAAATAGCTGCAATTCTTAAGCCGATTACTACAAAGGCTCGCGGCTTTATTCCATCTACCGCACCATTAAGTGGATGGGCTAAAAGTAATAACGGCAGATGGGGAAATCGAGTCTGGTCATCATCTGAGGCTAAACGTGGGATTGGTTACAAGACAACTCCATCTAAACCTAATCGTTCTGGATTTCGTTCACTAGCTCGCATTGTCAATGCTTCTGTCTCAGGATCTATCTATGAGACCGCTGGCCGTAAAAATCCACAAGGCAGAGAACAAGCACCATTGGCCAAAGTTGTAGCACCCAGCAATCCAAATTTTGGTAAGACAATTCGCTCAGGATCTAAAGATCAGTCTTTAAGTAATAACCCTTACGCTGGTCAACAGTTTATCGATGCCATGAATCGCACAGGTCAAATAGTTAACGCTTTTCAAAGGGCAGAAGGTCAAGCAGGTCGTGCTACTCGGAAAATGAAAGGTCGCGCAATCTTTCGTGCTTATGCCGAAGATCAAGGCAAGGCTAACGCAGCGGTGATTAAAGCTATTGAAAACGCAAAAATTGAGTTTGAGAAAAGGACACGGGTGAAGTAATGGCAGCAGATGTAAAGATTGATATTGCCGCCGAGTTCACAGGCAAAAAGGCTTTTAAGCAAGCTGAAACTTCGACTGAAAAGTTAACTAAAAATGTTAAGCAACTTGCTGCAAGTATTGGACTTGCTTATTCAGGCACACGAGTCTTAGCTTTTGCGAAGGCTTCCGTAAAGGCAGCAGCGGCAGATGAAAAGGCGCAACAACAATTAGCCTTAGCCTTGAAGAATGTTGGGCTAGAGCGCGATGCGGCTAGTGCAGAAGCATTCATCCAACGTTTACAGAGTGAGTTTGGAATTGTTGATGATCTTCTACGCCCTGCTTATCAATCATTGGCTATCGCTACACGCGACACAGTAGAATCACAAAGACTTCTTAATCTAGCCTTAGATGTTAGTGCTGCAACAGGCAAGGATTTAGGTTCTGTTACATCTGCTTTGAGTCGTGCATATCTGGGTAATAACACAGCACTTACTCGTCTGGGTGTAGGTATCTCAAAGGCAGATCTTAAGACTAAGTCATTTTATGATGTAACTACACAGTTAGCAGATACCTTTAGGGGTTCAGCAACAGCTGCGGCAGCAACCTTTCAGGGTTCGATGGATAAGCTTGCAGTCGCTTCTGCCAATGTTCAGGAGATTATCGGTACTGGGATCATTGATGCACTTAAAGGACTAGGCGAGGATAACTCTGTCCAAGATCTTGCAGATAACATGCAAGATGCAGCTTTGTACACAGCAGATGTAATTCGTGGCATTGGTGTATTAACTGAAAAGTTAAAAGCATTGCCGGGCATTGGCAGTTTTAATGTTGGCATGATTCCTATTCTTGGCAGCTATTTACAAATCCTTCGTGGCTTAGGTAAAGGTGCTCCTGCTGGTGGATTTCCGCAAGGGCCTCCTGCTGATTTAACACGTCAGTTTGCAAATCCTCAAAGCAAGTCGGACAAGGTAGCAAAAGATACTCTTAAGATTAATAAGGAAAGCCTCAAGCTTGCTAAGGCTAGAGCAATTTTTGATTTACAAAAGATTCAGATCGAAGCGGCCCTCAAGGGTAAAATCTCTAAGGAAGATGAAATCCGCCTAAAATTAATGAAGGCAATCCTTGATGAAAATCTTACCGATGTAGAGAAGTATCAAAAGGCATTGGAAAAGGCTCAAGAAAAGTCTAAAGAATTAGCAGACATACTTGCCAAAGTTAAGGCTTTAGAATTTGCAGATCCATTCGGGGAATGGAAGGTTGATCCGCTAACTGCATCAATTAATGCTTTGACTGCTTCCATGTTTGCTGTGGGCACACAGATTCAAGCCAATGGCAAAGAGTGGTCATCATTCGCTAACACAGTAGCAACCACAGTTATCCGCCCTAACCTGACAGAATGGTCATCATCTTTCAGCACAGCAGCGGCTAATGCAGCATCCGCAACAGCATCCGCTAATGCTGCACTAACAGCGACAACAACAGCAGCTTCTAAGGCAGCAGCAGAAGCCGCAGCGGCCAGCGCAGCGGCAATCGCAGCAGCGAACAAAGCCTCGGCAGATGCGATAGCAAAAGCGCAAGCAGAAGCGGCTACTACCTTGGCTAAACTAAATGCGGAAACTGCTGCAAGCACAGCAGCGGCAGCAAAAGCAGCCCAAGATGCTATCGATGCTGCTAACAAAACAGCAGCCGAAACAGTCGCAGCTATTCTTGCTAAAGCTTCCGCAGAAGCAGCGGCTAAAGCAGCAGAAGCAGCGGCCGCCAATGTTTCTACTTTAGAAGCATTTAGAGCAGCAGAAGCAGCGGCCGCACAAACGACAGTCACAGGCGGCACAACCAAGATTGAAGTTACAGTTACAGGCGATCCTTTTACAGATCCTAATGCTGTAGCAGAAAAGGTAGTAGAGATTATTAGAGGTGCTGGTAATCGTGGCACAGTAGATGTTCTCGGGATCGACTAATGACTTGGCTTCCTGAGTGGCGTGTAACAGTAGGTGATGATGTTTATACGACTGTCACCGCTGTATCTTTTGCAGCTGGTCGAATTGATATCGATCGCCAATGCACAGCAGGTTACTGCCAAGTAGACATCATTAACACAGATGGCTCACCATTCACCATCGATGTCACAGACAGCATTACCTTAGAGCTTAAAGATAGTGCTGGGACTTATGTCACTATGTATGGTGGCGAGGTTTCGGACTTCTCTGTAGGAGTACGCAGCCCAGAGGAAACAGGCTTTATCACTTATGGCAGAATCTTAGGCGTAGGCTATTTAGCCAAGCTTAAAAAATCTATCTACAACACAGCCCTTGCAGAAGGATTAGATGGCGCACAAATCGCAGCCATTGTAGATAGTGTCCTTAACCTGACATGGGATGAGGTTACGCCTACCCTTACATGGGCTACATATCCAGCAACGACCACATGGGCAGATGCAGAGTCTTACATCGGAGACATTGACCCAGGCTTTTACACCATGATCAATCTAGCAGCATCGGCTACAGCTCGATCTAATACCCTTACAGACCAGATTGCTAACAGCGCGCTCGGTCAAATGCATGAAGAAAAGAATGGCTTAGTTTCTTATGATGATGCAGACCATCGCAGCACATATCTTGCAGCTAATGGATTTACTAACATTAACGGCTCTTATTCAAGCCCTAGCACTATTCGGTCAATTACGACAACAAACCGCATTCGTAACAGCCTGATCTATAAATACGGCACAGGATACGCCTCGACCTACAGTACCTCTGACACCGACTCTATTGCCACGTATGGGCTTTACGAACGATCTTTTGAGTCAAACATCAAGGGTGTATCTGACATTACTGAAATTGGCTCTAGAGAGCTTAATCTGCGTAAAAATCCCAGAGGCTCTCTTGAAGCTATTACCTTCCGCCTAGATAATCCAGACTTGCCTAGCGCAGACCTTGATCGATTAATCAACATCTTTTTTGGTCAGCCTGTGCTAATTACTAACCTGCCTAGCAATCTTCTCGGCGGCCAGTTTGATGGCTTCGTGGAAAACATCGCTGTAAGGGCTACTCCATCATCTGTAGACCTTACCCTTTTTGTCTCAGCTACAGACTTCTCACTCTCTACCACACAATGGGAAACAGTATTGCCAGCCTCACTCATCTGGACTGGCGTAAATGGTACACTTACATGGACTAACGCGACTGGAGCACTAACCTAATGGCAACTACTACACCTAACTTTGGTTGGACTGTTCCGACCTCATCTGACCTCGTAAAGGATGGCGCAGTAGCCATTGAGACTCTAGGCGATTCAATCGATGCTTCTCTGGTCGATCTAAAGGGTGGCACTACTGGTCAAGTCCTTGCTAAGGCATCTAACACAGACATGGACTTCGTGTGGGCTAATGATGCAACTGGAACGCCAATCAATAAAAATTATCTTATAAATGGCGGTTTTGCGATTGCTCAGCGTGGCACTTCTTTTGTTTCAGGTGCTAACAACGATGATGCTTACACATTAGATCGCTGGTATATTCTTTCAGACACTAACGATGTGATTGATGTAACTCAGGATACTTCAACAGTACCTACAAATGGTCAGTTTGCTATCGCTCTAGATGTTGAAACAGCAAATAAAAAGTTCGGCATAGCGACTATTATTGAAAACAAAGATGTTATAGGTTTAGTAGGCAATACAGTTACCTTCAGCTTTAAGGCTAAAGTAAGCTCAACTACAAAATTAGATAATGTTAAGGCTGCAATCGTGGCATGGTCTGGAACTGCTGATACAGTAACAAGTGACATAATCTCGGCTTGGGGCGCAGAAGGTACTAATCCTACTTTAATTGCTAATGCTACTTATGAGAACAGCCCAGCCAATTTGAGCGTGACTACCTCTTATGCCACTTATTCAGTATCAGCTGCGGTTGATACTGCCAGCACAAAAAACTTGATCCTCTTTGTTTGGTCAGATGTTACTGACACTACTGCTGGAGATTTCCTTTATATTGCAGAATCCAAATTAGAGCTCGGATCAACTGCTACGGCTTTTGTTTATGCTGGCGGAACAATCCAAGGAGAATTAGCCGCTTGCCAACGTTACTTCCAAGTAATTGCAGTAAGTCAGGCTTGGGGCACTTGGTACTCAACGACAGATGCGGCACTTATGGCTGGATTACCTGTGGCTATGCGAGTTACACCGACAATCACTTTTTCAACAGTTTACACAAATGCTATTGTTGAAGTGGGCGTTACTGATAGAACACCAACATCTTATCAAGCCTACAAAACAAGTAATCAAGCATATTCGTTTTTAGCCAATGGTATGACAACAAGTGCAACTGTGCGAAATGGTGCAGTCTACATCGGTCCGAATCATCTACTAAGCGCGGAGTTATAAAATGCCACAATACAAAGAAGTAACAGTTTTAGAAAATAATCATTACATCGTAAGAACAAATGATGATGGTTCAGAATCTTGGATTCCTGTTGATGAAGCCAACTCAGACTATCAATGCTATCTAAATCCAGAAGCGGAACAATTCACACCGAGCATGTCGGATGAAGCCTAAGTTAAGTAAAGCTGCGATCCAACTAAGGGAACAAGTCGATGACTCATTCCCAGATCGTGACCGGCTATCGGATGGCTGGATTGGTGATACCAGACACGCTGCTCGCAAGTCTGATCATAATCCAGATGAGCAGGGCTGGGTTCGTGCCATTGATGTCGATCGTGACCTGTTCAAAGGTAGCAAGCCCGACATCATGGGCGATCTTGCAGATCAGCTTCGTGCCTTATCAAAGTCAAAAGCAGACAAGCGTATTAGTTACATCATTTTCGATGGACGAATTTGCTCACCCATCCTTAACTGGAAGTGGCGCAAGTACACAGGGGCTAACAAACACGTTAAGCACATGCATGTTAGCTTTAAGAAAGAAGCTGACAATGATGGTGCTTTTTTTCAAATATCTATGTTAGGTGGAGAATAATGAATGAACTAAAGACAGCAGCAGGTTCATGGGCTAGAGCCTTTTTGGTAGCAGTTATCTCAATGGCGGCAGCAGGTGTGTCAGATCCTAAGGCACTTATTGCAGCTGGCATCGCTTCTATCCTTCCACCTGTGTTGCGATACCTATCGCCTAACGATCCATCTATGGGTATTAAGAAGTGACACAGTCAGACTTCTTCACGCTTTACATTGCCACGATTACAATCCTTGGTGGCTTGTCAAGCTATGTAATCACACACCTGTTGTCTGAGATCAAAAGACTCAACACGCGAGTCGATGAAATCTATAACATACTTCTCGACAGGTAACATTCTGCTATGGCAAGAAAAGCAACTAAGGCACTTGAGGAACAAGGCTACTCAAAGCTAGATGCTTATTGCATTGGGCTTTATGAATACTTCTGCTCGCTTAAAAGAGCAGGTTTCGCAGAGGATGTAGCCATGTTCATGATTACAGAGCCTCAAGCCTATCCACATTGGATCTTGCCAGATCCTGTCGAGCCAGAGCGTTATGGCGATTACCAAGATGATGAGGATGACGATTAAGCGAATAGTCGTAGTCTCGGACTTACAAGTCCCTTACCATGACAGGGTTGCAACCCGTAACCTTGCAAGCTTCATCTCTAAGTTCAAGCCAGATCAAGTAGTCACCATTGGCGATGAGATCGACCTTCCACAGATTAGCAAGTGGGAAGAAGGGCGGATGGGCAGTTACGCCCAGACCCTAGATGATGACCGCAACGAGGCTGTGCAGCTTCTGTGGGACTTAGGCGTTACAGACTGCATCCGTAGCAATCACACGGATCGCTTGTACAACATCATCATGGCTAAAGTCCCTGCTTTCGGGGCATTGCCAGAGTTGCGCTTTGAGAAATTTATGAAGTTTGATGAGCTTGGTATTAC